CCTGCATGTTCTCTATATTCGCCTTCGCTTTTTCCTTCTGCATTTCCTGAGACTTTGACCCACATATTAGCTATGGTTCTAAATAGCTCAATATCTCCACACCAACTTAAGACTTCTAATGCGTCTCCTTTTACTAATTGTTGATTCAATAACTTTTCTTTATTTAAGTCATTTTTGTGGTTGCTAACAGTCCAAGGTGTTAATTGCAAAAATCTTTCTAATTTTCTTACCATCTTAATTTGTCCTTTGCGATTACGAATAAAATTACATGATATATATTCCGCTTTTTCTATATCATCAAATACTTCTATAATTTTAGCTATTTGTCCTAAACCATGAGGTTTTTCATCGATCAGTTTATCGTTATAAACAAATTTATATGCTGCTTCTTTAAAACTTTCTTCATGTCGTTGTTTCATTATGATTATTGTGTCGTCTCCACATGTTTCTATAAAATAATCAAGACCTTCTTTTAGGTCTATTTTGTACATAATGAATCGAGCGTATGCTGCAGATCTTCTCGTGTTGGCCTCACTAGTGTTCATCTTTCCTGAAGGAACTGTTCCTTCTATGTCATACATAAAGTGTTTGCTCTTAACTTTCTGGTCTACTTCTGAGCAAACTTTTATTAGATCATCAACTACACAATATTGACTTATTTCAGCCTTGTACATATCTATTAAAGCTAGATATAATTTTGCGTCTGTTGCTAATAAAAGCTCTTTATGTTGAGTACTATCAAAAGCACTACCATCTATACAAACAACTATGTGATTTGGTCCAATAACCTCTAACCATTTTGATATCTTCACTGAACGTTCTTCCATATTAAGTCCACTTCCATATGCGGGATCATATTTCTTCATTAATCCACTTATCATTTGAATTAATGGTCCCATGAGAACTTTACATATGTCTCCTTGTTCTGTGACAGTCCTTGATTTTATTTTTGGTTGAGCACTATTATAATCTACATATACTTTTTCATCCGTTTTAGAGTGCATAGCCATATTTTTAGGGTCTACCACTAATCTGTTTTTATAAAAGTATTTTTCTTGATATTCTTTATATGCTTTTTCATATTTTAATCTTTTAACTCCGCTATATCTATTCATCCATACATTAAAGTCAATTTTCGATGATCCTTCTCCGTACATATATACCATCGAATTGGCCAATATTGTCTTAATATGTTTCTCTGTGTAATATTCCTCGAACTCTTTAACTATCGCTTTGTCTGGCACCACTTGAGCTGAGAATTGCCTATATACTGATTCTGTTTCATTTCTTATACATCCATGTAACAAATAAGGTAATGGTGTTACTATATTACCATGAAAAAGTGGTCCTTTTTGTTTCATGACATGCGTTGCTGCTGTCTTATTACACTTTGATAACTCGAGTTTTTCCTTTGTCGTTGATATTTGGTGCATTTTTCTATTCCCTAGACTATCCCAACACCATAGTAGACCTCTTGTCATTAATTCAGTCACCATATCTTCTATTTTATTTGGTGTACATGAACCTACTATTACTTCTCCGACATTTCCGACCATACACTTGGTCTTAGTTAAATAGCCTACTAGTAACAATATTATAACTGTTGGGTTAAACACACCCAACATGACTAGTATGACTATTAACAACTCGAAACTTTTACAATACCACAACCACCATATGACGTATTTGGCAAAGAATACCACTATATCTCGTATTAACCCACTAATTGCACACTTTCCTATGTCTTTCATCTTTATTAATACATTCTTTTTCTTGTCGTTCCAGACTTCATACATTTTCACAACATTAAGTAGAGCTATTATGAATTTTAATAGAGCATAGTAATCCACACTAAAATGAATTTCTGCTCCTTCGTCTACTAATATTTTCTCGGTTTTGATAGGGTTTGCTCCCACAGATGCTATACACATTATTAGTGCTATAGCGAAGAATGTGTTGTAAAAATATTTGAATTTGGTACTGACACGTATGCTTCTAGAGGTCGCTGCTTCGACTAGTGTATTCCAGCCTCCTCGAATATGGCTTGTTGATCGTTGCGCTATATTGACTATACTATTGACTTTCTCAGTTATCATCTCGTGCATTTCCTTAACTTTTCCTGCGTATATAGGAATGCTTTGAACTAGCTCTTCAGAAGTGGTTTGAACTTTATCAATTAAATCTAAGACCTTTTGCCCTTTATTTCTTAACGTATCTGACGTTAAATCTGTTGGTAACAGATCTTGTATTCTGGCATTAGCGTCTGAGAATTTTTGATACATACAACTTTCATCGAACCACGCTTTTCTTACAAGTTCGTTTTTCATTACGTCCTGTAAAGAAATTCGCATCAATGCAGTGATCTCGAACATAACATTGGTCAACACTAGGGCATCTCCTATTTTCATGGAATAATCTTT